AGATTGCAACAGTATCATTTGTTTCAGTTGTTCCTATATTATTTTGTTCGTCTGGCGTTATGAAAACCTTTGCTACACTTCCGTATGATGGAGGTAATGCGTAAGCCCTTACAATGTAATCTTCACGGGTAGTTGCTCTATTTTGTGATGAAAACTGAGCTAAAGTATTTTGCCTTATTTCTTCTACAGTCTCACCACTCTTTCCGCCGCTTGCAGCTACATTATTATTCACAGCTAACGAATTAACTATTTGTTGGTTAAGTATTGTTGTTGTTGATGGGAGATTTGATGTCTGTATATCTACTTCAATTATTTCGTTTATTGTATTTGATGGTACATTTGATGATACACCTCCACCAACTAAGTAAGTTACAGTTAATGTTGTATTGCTTGGTGCAATTCCGTATGATGTTGTAAATAAGGGGCTTGCTGGATCGATTGGAGCATCAATATTATCTCTACCAGTAGGCAGTGATAATCCAAGATTTTCCGGAGTTGCTAGCAGCTCTTCATCAGGTGTACTAGATACTCCTGATCCAAATTGTATTTCAATTCCAGATTCAGTTATTCTTGTTATAAACCTTCTATATACCTTCTTTAATTTTAAAAGATATGGTGTTTCAGCTGAGTAGACTGCAGCGTCTGGATCATTGAACTGTGTATTAGTAACTTTTTCGAATATTGTATCTTGTGCTAAGTAAGGAACTTCATACCAAATATTACCATCAGAATCAACTATACTGTCTATTGCGACTAAATTAGGTTTGTTGATCAGTATTTTTTTAAATTTCTCAGCTGTTTCTATTGTAAATGTTTCTGTCTCAAGTGCAGCACTAATTGCTCTTACTGTTTTTTTAGCAAGAAAATAATTTGGTGCACCAGTTGTTGGATCGATACTATAAACTGATATATCAAGTGGATCTATGTAATTATTAATACTAAAGTCAATCTTCTCTTGTGTTAAAAACTCTACACTACCAGCACTAGATCTTGTTTTTAATCCTGGATTTATTGTTAATCCATATCTTGTATCTGCTGTTACATTTTCACCACTTCCAGAAGCTGGCATAAGTTGATAAACATCAATATCAACTATTGATGGAATTGATAACTTAGGCTTATAACCAAAAGAACTAGCTATTGAAAGTAGGTTTCTTCTTTCTTGGGCGTGTAATACTAAATTTTCTTTAAATTGTGAATCAACATAATAGTTTAGTACATCTCCAACATACGCAGCCATTTCAATAAACATCATACCTGGCGATGATTCATTAAAATCGTTATATGTGTTTGGGTAGTATACCTTTGCAAATTCAATCAAGCCTTTTTTAAAGCTATCAAAATCTCGACCCAGGTACTTAATATCTTTAGTTGGCATTATTGGTTAGTATTTAGCTGCAAAGTTATGCTTCTCGTGTCAAATTCATTTCCCTGTAAGCTTATTGTTAATTTAACAAATACAGAGTTTTGATCCTCAGATGGAGTTATAGTTAACTCATTTATAAATATGTAGGGTAGCCAAAATCCGAATTGAGTACGGATTTTTGTATCTACATTAGTTACCAATAAGGTATCATTAATCTCAAAGGTTGCACTACGTAAATCACACCCAAAATCAGGATGCATTACTCGCTCTCCTTTGTTTGTTAATAGTAAGTTTCTAGCATTGGCATATGCTGCATCAATTGTTAGATACGTTTGAGCAAATCCTGATCCATATGAGTTTTCCATTGGTAAATCTATACCAATTGCAACATCTAATTCTAAATCAATAGGGTCAACGCGGATTTCCTGTGCCATTAGCCTCTACTATTATTTGCTATTTCATCTGCGCGCTTCAAGAGGCTACTATAGTCCTTTACTAGGTGTGCTGTTTGACTTGGGGCAACTGCTAGCTCAGGATCAAATTCCTGCTCTCCAGTACTGTTAATTGCACCCATACTCTCAAATCCACCACCATCGTCAAATCCAGCCATACTTTGTCTTGTCTCATTAAGAAAATCATCCATAGTAACAAGTGGATATTCTCTAGGAATTAGTGGTCTTTTAGTCTGTTTTAGTGAGTCAAAACGGATTGGGAGTTTAACTGAGTCTATTTCTTCATTAAGTATTAGTCTCACTTGAGTATTAACTACATCTGTAACTTCTTCACGTATTACGCGTCTTAATAACTTTATAAATTCTTGTGGCTTCATATCTTTATATAATTATAAATATCCCACAAATGGGATTGGAGCTATGCCAGCTGGCGCATTTGCATATATTCCGGTTAATATTTTTATTTGATTTTCAAATCCAGTAGCCATCTCTCTAACCATTCCGCTTGCACCTCCTTCTACTTTACCTTTAATTGGCTTAAATGGGCCGATGTTAATTACTGTGAATTGTGTTGTAGTTGGGCCAAACCAGGTAGCTCCTGTCCACAGTGCTTTAGTTGCTAATCCAAAAGTTATACTCATTATTTGAGCTTTTACATTAACTTTTTTCTCTTTCCACGTATCTAGTGATTGTTTGGCGTTATTTTCAATTTTTTCTCGCTTCTTGTCAATAACAGTTGTGACTTCTTTTTTTACACTATTGGTAAAGTCATCTATATATTTACTAATGCTATTATATTTAAAACCTAGTTCCTTTAACAACATAGCGATCAACGATACATCACCATCTAATTTAACTGCTAGACCCTTAAAGTACTCTCCAGCTTTTGTTTTAGATGCTCCTAATCGACGAAAGGTTTGTTTAGCTTTGTTAATATATCGTCGCTCTAATTGTTTTATGTTTTGAAGTGTTGTATTATCTTGTGCTATTGCATAGGTTAATTGATCAATTATTTCTAGTAGTTGCAGTGGATTAGTAATTGGAGTAGTAAATATATTACCCAAATCCTCAAATACTTGTGAGCGGGTTTTATCTTTTATATTATCAACAACCCGTGTCTTCCAATCTTGAAAAAATGTAGGATTACTTTTTATATCTTGAACTATCGAATTGATTCCTAAAATTAATCCTTCAACTAATTGCAAGTCCTCAAGTCTATGCTTAAATTGTCGCTTTTGTTTTTCAATTACTCTAAGTCTTGATGGTGGTTGATCGATTGACTTGAATCCAAAGTACCCGTCTGATACGTCAGTGATAGCTTGTTGATTCCGTGAATATGATATAACACCACTACTTAAATTACCAACTAATGTTGTAGCTCCCCTTGTAATTAATCTTCCTTGTGTTATATATAATTTAAGTTTTTTTAATTTTGCTCTTTTCTCCTTTATTAGTCTAGCCTTTTCTTCTACTATAAGTTTTTTTGTTTTTGTATCCTCTACATTACTATTAACCGGGACTAAATTTATAGCGTACTCTGTTACATCTTTTTCACCCTTATCAATTACTTCATCAACTTTCTTTTTTATTTCAGCCGTCTCTTCTTCCACACGTTTTTTTATTTTTTTAATGAGTGGTTGAACTTGTTTTTCATAAAAGTTTAGAAATGTTAAAAATGTTGTCTCATCTTCCACATCGCGGACTGATGTTTTATTTTGCGTATCGTTAATTAAATTAAGTAGTTTTGGAATATCAACATCAAACAATGTATATATTTGTTTAAGATATAATTTAGCTTTTGTATTTTTTTGTTTAAGTAGGGTTGTTAGTTGTTGAGCTGTTATATTTGAACTAACAAGTATTGATGTTAGTTGTTCTGCAATCGATTGTAAATTATTGGTGTTTATAAATCCTTGTAATGCTTTTGTTTCACTCTCTAGATCATATGTTGTGGTTGCAATACCTTGCTTAATTGTTTGTGATGTTGTTTTTATTTCATCTATTACACCCAATAATATTGTTGTTCCTTTTATAAAAACTAAATTTATCTGTTTGATAATTCCTGTGTATTTTTTTATATCAGCTCTTTTCTTTTTAGCATTAGCTTCATATTTTTTTCTATATTCCTTTAAAGTCTTTGCAGCTTTCCTATATTGAGCATCCTTACCTTCACTTTTCTTTTTTGCTAATTCTTCACCGCGTTTTTTTAAATCAGCTTTTAGTTCATCTATTTTTACTTCAACCTTATCAACTAACTCTTTACGTTTAGCTTTAATTTTATCTTCTAATTTTTTTTGTTTGGGTTCTAGTTTTTGTTTTATAAACTCAATCTTCTTTAATTTTGCTACAATTATTTTAGCTTGTTGATTACTTTGTGCTAGCATTGTATAATATGATATATACTCTGTTGGCGATACAGCTGTATTTACTAGTTGTAGCAAGTTTGTTGCGATTGTTGTGATTTTTTGTATTATATATCTTTTAAGTGCTGCGTTTGAGTCCGTATTATCAGTAATTGATTTGAGCCTACTATCTAATCCAGATAATAGTGAATTTAATTGTTGTAATGTCTCTAAATTTAATTTAAACTCAAAATTGCGAATAGTATTAACTAAGCTTAGCTCCTGTGCGAATACTATGTCAAAGTTTGGATCACTTACTTGCAATCTAAAATTATCAACTGATGATACTAGTAAGCTAATCTCATTTAGTTGTTGTTGTACC